AGCGGAAGTTCTGTGAACCGTCGATGTCGGCCATATCAATCAAGCGAACTTCGTTCTTGTCGCTCAACAAGCCAGTTCCGAAGAACAAGTTGCTCTTTTGAGCAGCAACGATGCGGTTAGAAGACAAACCTTCTGCCAATACAACGGGGATTCCGTCGAAGAACAAAGGCTGGTCGCCGTACCACATAGTTCCTTTGTTGTCCAGACCGTTAGCACCCAAGCCAGATGCCCCGAAGCCACCCAAAGCACGTACATAGGCCTTGGCTACGTTTTGAGAAACGTACAAGTAAACGTCTGGCTTGCCGTACAAGGCGGCAGGGATAGCGTCTACAACCTTGCCCAATTCAGCGATAACGTTAGAAGCGGTAACGGTAGTACCAGTTACGTCGATAACGTCAGAATCAGCAGCGAACAAAGTTTGGAAACCTGCGAACTGGCCAGAAGATGCGTTAACACCAGCCCAGATGTTCTGTTCGATACGAGCAGAAACACGCTCGGCAGCGTAAGCAATCAAAAAGTCGGTGAAAGAGGCGGGGATATTCTTAAATGCGGAATAGCCCATCTCAACGGCTTGCCAAGTTTGCTCGAAGTCCTTTTTGCACATTTGCAAGTTAACTTGGAACTCTTCCAAGGTCAAAACACGCTCGGTCAAGGTAACGGTAGACGTAGGGTCGAAGTCGCAAGTAGCGTCCTTCAAAATGTCGTCCGTGTTAACCTTTTGGATAACGGATTTGTACAATACGTTGGGCATAACCTCGATGAGGCCTTTGTCCAAGGTAGGTGCGCTCAACAGAGCAGCGGCAACGTATTTACCAGCAAATTCGCCAGCATACGTCGTGGTGATAGAAGTGTTAGTAGGCATTTGTTATTTTGGTTTATTTGTTTAGTCGTGCAAGGACACGGTCAAGGGCTGACTCTGTTGCGTTCTGCGACAGGTTTACAACTTCCTTGGTCTTTCCTTCTGGGTTATGTTTAATAGGGGAAGCGGCTGGTACGTCAGAAGACATTTCTTGCTTCTTCTTGTATGCACCCATTTCCTCACGCATAGCGGACAACTCCGCCTTCATTTCCTCAATGAGGGGCATAACCACCTCTTTGATTTTGTCTTCAACAGACGGCTCCATAGCGGCTTCTACCTCTATTTCTACCTCTGGTGTTTCCTCTTCGGCTGCTGCTTCTTTGATTTCGCCAACAACGCCTTCTTCGGTAACAACGAGGACACGTCCATCTTCCATTCGGTACTCACCTACTGGAACAGCAATGCGGTCTTCTTCGCTAACGATAAAGATGGGTTGGCCAGCTTCAAATGCTTCGGCCTCAAGGACAGTGCCGTTGTCAAGTTTGGCTTGCGCCAACTTAACTTCTTCTTCTACTGCGGATAACTCCGCAAAGAACTTGGTGAAAATTTCACTTGCCTTCATAATTCAACTAATTAAATGGTTATTGGATTGTTACAAATTCGGGGCTTTGTTCACTGGCCCTACTCCTTGCGCTCGGAGTGAACCATCGCAGCATTTGGAGGAATAGGTGTTGTTTTTGCACAGGCAGCCACGCTTGCCGTTCTTGGGTGACGTGCGGGATGGTGTCTCTTTCATAATTTACCGAGTTCTTTTAATTTAGATTCAGACCAACGCTTTGCGGCAAGTCCGCCCCATAGCAAGTAGCTAATAGTACCACACGCTTCGGTATCGCCTTCGTCATAGTATGTTTCGGCTCTTGATAGGTACGAGTACATACGGCTAATTGTTTCTACGCTTATGGACTTTCCGTCTGCGAGTTGTTGCGCTCGTATCTTGCCGACTTGTGTAGCGCATTTGTTACCGCCTTTCTCGTTTAGCTCAATGCCACGCTTTGCGTTGTTGCGAACTGCCTCTGGGTAGTCCGAGTAGGATTCCATTTCGATTCGCTTCTTGCTTTTTAGGCGGCCATCCTTTTTGATTTTGGCAATAATGTTAGAAAGCAGGAACTCGGCTTCTTCTTCCTCGATGCGTTCCAAGTGGGATTCCATTTGCAGCTTGTCAACGAAGTAGCCCTCTATTGAGAAGCCCTTTACACGGCCTGTTTTAACGTAGTTCTCCCAAACGTCCTCGTTATTGACTTTCATTGAGACCATCCAAGTTCCTTCGGGCAACTCCATTCCGTAGATAGCCGTCTTGTCCTTTTTTGGGTCTTCAATAATCCACGATTCAACAACCGACAAGCCATTAAGCTCCGCTGCGTGTTCGAGCGTTGTGTTGCCTTGGTAGCCACGCATAAGGAATAGTTCGGATGCCTTACGCACCGTCTCCTTTGAGAAGTAAACGTAAAATTCCTCCCCGCCTTGGTTGCGGTAGATGGTCTTATTTGGAATCAAAGCTGCTCCCATAAGGATTCGCTTCTCCTCGTCCTGCTTGGCGAACTGTACCTCGTGTTCTTTCGATAACGTGATAAAGTTCTCCTCGATGGCGGGATGCTCAACGATGCTTATGGCATTGATACCATTAAGCCCTTCCGTGTCCTCTAAAACTAATTCAATTACTTTCATTATCCGAATGTTGCTGTTCTTGCTCTGCGTCTATTTAAGTTCTGTTGTGAAGTAACCTCACCCGCTACCACGTAGGCACGGACGGGGCGATTGTTTACTGCGTTCACCGATTCTGCTAACTGGTTTATACCGCTACGACCAACGACGTTAAATTGCGGTGCGCTTGGTGCTGAAGGGGCAGCAGACGAGCCACCTCCGTAGTCGGTAGTGCCTGTTTCTGGCGATTCAAATTGGCTTCGTGCGATTGCTGCGATTTGCGCCCCGCTAAATGCTGCCGCAAGGCCTGCTTGTACAAATGGGTACGCAGGAAAGGCAATAGTGTACGGAGACGCTTGGGCGGTCTTGTATGCGTTCTGTACGGCTTCAATACCACTAACGACCGCAGAAGCAAGGGATAGCTTTTTTTGGAACTCAAACTGCTTCTTTTTAGATGCCTCATCCTCACCAGCAAACGCAGCGGATAGTTGACTAATGGCCGACAAACCATCCTTTGCCATTTGGAAGCGAGCAGAAGCAACCTCCTTGTCGAGTTCCTTGCTATTCCTTGCGTACTCTGCGTCTAATACCCCCTTGTCCCTCGTTAGTTGTAAATATGCGTCGTACGCCTCTTGCTGTGCAACTGTACCAGCGGCAGCTCCGTCAAGACGTGCCTTTGCTATTGCTATTTCAATATCGAGTATTTTCGTTTGGGCAGCATATTCGTCTTCGAGTGCCGTTCTGCGATTCTCGCTAAATTGAATAATTACAGATTGCTCACCTTCGATTATTTCGCCATTCTTCAAGAGCAATTCGTTGTACGTCTGTTGCTCACGGTTCAACGCCATCTGGTTCATAAGGAACTCCGACCGCTGGCCAGCAACACGCTCCTCGATGTCCACTAATTCGGTTCGTGCTTGAATCAGGGCAACCTCGTTCTCAATGCTTGGTATCTTGTCGAATTGCGCTTGGGCGGCATTAACAGTTGCCTGTACCAACTCCTTCTCCTTTGCGAGCTGTTCTGTTAAAATGTCGCTAACAAGTTGGTTGGCCGCCACTCTGTCTTCGATACTTTTCCGCTCGTCGTCACGAACCTGTCTCGCCTCCTCTGCTAATAACTGATATTTAAGTTGAACCTGTGTACGTTCTGCCGCAGAGCGGGCTGCCTCCTTTTCTAACTGAACAACCTCTGATGCGTCCGAAATAACTGTGCTTAAATTAAGCGGGGTTCCTTTCGTGAATGTATCAAAGATTCTGGAAACAGTCAACTGAACCGCCCCAAGAGCCGTGTTGAAAATGTCAGCAACGGCCTGATTGGCCATAAACGCATCCTTGGCAGTATCAAGAGCAACCGAAACAAGAGCGATACTCTTTGCGCTGTTTGCTAATTCCTTAAATGAGTTGTTGGTTTTCTCAACCTCCTTTTGAACACCCTCAACGGACTTCTCGGTCTTGTCGAATGCTGTCTTGGCGGTCTTGCCAACGTTCTCTATCGTGTCCTTTAACTCGCCAGCGCTCTGGTTTAGTTTGCTAATGGAGGATTCAAGGCCAGTTCCATCCCCTTGTATTCTTACAGTTTCGACAACCGCCATATCTTCAGTTTTTCCTCTATTTTGTCTTCCGTGAGCTTGTAAGTGCCTTTTGCAATTTCCACTTCGTGCGATACGCCCAGTAGTGGTTCGTTGTTAAGCACCTCTACCAAGTAACCTAAATAGCTATCCCTCATACATTGTTTAATAACTCAAACTCGGCTCGTCCTGTTGTAAGGTTTATCGTTACGTTGTTAACCAACCACCTCTGCCCGTTCCAGATTAACTTGTTTTTTAGGTCGAAGTTTAGAATCTTGCCCAATGGCAAAATGGCAGGAACCCGCACTAATCTACGGCTGGGGTTGTACAAGTCCGTAATATAGTCGCTCCAGTATTCATTGTAAAGTGACTTGTTAACCGACTGGAGAAAGTATGGGTCAAGGTCTGCGCCAAAGCAAGTAGTAGTTACGTTTGCCCCGTTAGAATAGTCGCTTGAACTGCTTGCAAAATTTAACACATCAATAGCAACGCAGCTATCGCCTGGGACGATTGTTTCCGATTCATCTACAAATCCAATTACCGCAGTACCTGGAGCTGTAATAAGGTCAAATCCAGGTGTCATATAAAACAAAAACGGCTGCCCTAAATAGGTTTCTAATTCTCGTGTTATTGCATAGCCCGCCAATACGTTTGTTAATACGTTCGTATCTTGGTCGGTAAGCCGAGTAAAGAGCATCTGGTCGAACTGCGGCTCTACCGCCAGTTCCTCGTCCGTGTCAAAAACGAAGTTAGAGCGAAGGTCTCCGTAACCCACGTCGTTAGTAAGGCGGTATTCTTCGCCCGTAATTGCTCCTGTTTCGTTATACTTGAAATTTATTTGCTTGTACAACTGCGGGCGTTCTACTTGGCTTTCTGTTATGTCAAAGTATTGCGATAGGTCAACGTCCGTGCCGTCACCATACCATTCGTCAAGAGGCAAAAGGTCAAACTCCGTGTCGCTCGTTGGAATAATTACCAAGTTGAACATTTTGCAAAGCGAAGCCAAAAAGTCAGTAACCTTCTGCTCTGGCATCAAAGAAGGAATGTCAACAGTGCCAATAGCCGCTTGCGCTCCAGAGTTATACGCTGAAACGTATTGCGTGTTTGGCGAAAAGGATAATTCTATCGCTACTTCGTCAACTGTACAACTACTGGTTTCGTTGGTGGATTGTTTGAACGCAAAATAAACATTTGAATTGTTGGTTACTGGAATTTCCGAAAAAACAAAAACAGCAGGGCCGTTTTGTGTTTGCTGTGCATAAAGGACTCCGTCAATAAAAACACCAATAGTGTAGTCATTTGCATAAGAACCAACGTCTATCGAAATAAGCATATCGTAAACATTCCCAGAGCCAGTAATTCCCTGCGGTGTAAATACGCTTGTGGAATAATTCCACCAATCGGTAACAATTACGGAGTACGGCTCAGGCGCTATAACCTGCGTCCACCGCATTGCGGTTGGAATATCCTTGTACATATACCCAGCGTGGCGGTGACACCACATATACAGGTTTTCAAAGTTCTCAACGCCGGTAAGGTTTATTGTAATGCCGTATTTTGTTTCAATGGCCTCAATAATTGCCTCAATGGTTATCGCTGGCTTTAGGTCATAATACTGAATGCCGTGCGTTTCGTTTTCGTTGTGAAAGTGAATGTTATTCGGGTCGTGGTTTCCATTGTTTGAGTCGTAAAACCAAACGTCCTTCGCTGAAATAAGCGGATAACGCACTGGGTCAAGCAACGTGCCTACAAGTCCATTGTAAACCTGTCGCTGGTCGTAGTCGTGGTTGTAAGCCGACAAACCTTCAAGGTCGTACAAGTAGTCCTCCCCGAAAATGTCGGTTAGGTTAACCAGCAACCCGTAAAACGTAATATCGTAAGCGTAAGGAGCATTCTTACGCATTTGTACGCCCTCCAATTCAATAGAGCCATACCGAAATACCAAGCCATTGATTTCAATGCGTCCATCGGCTCTTAATCGGTAGTCAGCACCGCCCACAATATCCGTGCGGTAGTAGTGTTCAAAGATTGCATTGTTGCGTGGCGAAGCGGGAACGCTAAACCCCTGCGTGAAGTCAGTGAAGACCTTGCTTATGTCTTGTATGTTCTGAACCGATAGGTTAATCGTAATATCCTCGTCTTGGAATACGTCAAGCTCTTGCTCACCTACAAAAATGGTAACCTTGTTTCTCATCGTGCGTTATTTCGGATGTCCCAAGCAATATCAAACGTCAAGGTGTAATTAATGTTACGGTCGTTAACCTCTTTAAGGTATTGGATTCCAGTATCTTGCGGGTTAACGGTGAACTCTACTCCTTCGTAATTGATAGAGCATTTTTCGCTCATAAGGATTTCACGGATAACGTCGTCGTAGTTCTCGTCCACCCAGCCCGTATTTAGTACAATCGTTTCACGGCTGTTTACGTCAAAGTTACGATATTGCACCTGTTGCGATACGTTGAATGGCTGGTTCAACTGTGGCATATAGCTTTCACGTGTAACCGCTCCGCTTCTTGTTGACACCTTGAAGAAAGTAACAAAGTCGCTAACGCCAAAGCGGTTAATAAACGTAAGACGTACTGGCGTGTACTTCGGTTCGCAAACCAGCTCATAATTGTAATCGGTAGCGTTTTCCTCGTAACCCAATTCGGCAAGTGCCTCACGCAGGCAGGCGAAGCCCTCGCAAGTTCCGCCATCGGCTTCTACCCGTGCTTTGTAGTTGACTGCTGCGCTATCGCTAATAAGCGAAATAGTGTAGTCCTCGGTTGGTACAACCCCCAAGAACGAATCTATACTTGCGGGGCCTGCTGGAATGTAGATTACCTTTTGCGTGGATTCTGTGCTTGTGTTTGCAAAGCCCAGCTCGTCAGATAGCACGTAAAAATAGTCCGTTCCGTTTACGTTGTACAGAACTCCGTTAAGGTCGGTGTTGGTATCGTACAAAGCGGGAAGCGACTGCTCATATCCGCTGAAAACTTGCATTGTGCGGTTGGTCAACAGGCCAGCACCCGCAACAATACCTCCCGACTGCTGCGTAAATGGTAGCCATCCGTCCGAGCATAAGAAGGACTGGTTGCTTTGGATTACTCCAGATGCGGGAGTTCCTGCATTCACGTAGTTAGACGAAAGAGTAAACTTGCACCATACCACCTCGGTTGTTGCCGTCTCCCAGTCGCTAATCGCTCCGTTCTTCAACACCGAAGCAATTTCCTCACGGATAAGGTCGCTAATTTCAAACGTAATAGGCGCATCGTCGATGCTTGTCTTAAACAAGGTGTAGTCAGCCGTTGGACTTGTTGCACTGCTACCAGTAAACACCCGCAGAACAAGCGTAGCGTCAACGAGTCCGTCGTTAACGGCACTCCCCTTGGTTAGCGTTATGAAGATGGGCGACCTTGTTAACTGTAACGAGGCGGGAAAGGTGGCTATTGGAAGTCCCATTATTTACGTGTAAATGCTTGGAAGTCGTCTTTTGTTAACTGGAATGCTGTTACGACCTCTTGCGGTAGTTTATTAAAGTTTACTTTGAACGGGTTGCTAAAAAAGTAACTCGGCTTTATGCCGTTGTTGTACACGCTTCTTGCTATCAAGTATTGCAGCGACTTCCGTGGGATAAAACGCCCTTGCTTGTCTCGGATGCCTTGAAGGCCCTTGCGGACTACCCATTGGGCAAATGCCTTGGGTGGTGGCATCTTGTTGGTGTATTTGTACGGTGTATTGTACTTGCGCTTAACACCGCTTACGCCCTTGTCTTGAAATTCCCCGTAGTCCTCCATTTCAAAGGTCAGGGAGAACGAATTAGGGCCTACGGATAGGTCGTAGTCCAATGAGTTGTAAAGTTCCTTGGATGCGTTCTTTTTCTTCTTGGTAAGATTCTGCCTCGCCTGTTGAATTACACGCTTTGCGAATTTATTAAGAACCGCCTCGACCAACTCCTGCCTTGCCATTAGCAAATACTAAT